AAACAATGCAATTGCAGAGCGTGTTAGAACCAATGGAGCAAGACGCAAAGTAAGGCACAACTACAGCAATTTTGATGTTAAAATTGGATATCCACAATTAATTCTAGCTCCATAATGCCTTTAAATATTACTAAAAGCGCAAAACTTACAAGCGAATCAAACCAGAACTCAAACTATCTTGGTTTAAATCAAGAAAGAAATGGTACTGCTTTGCGCTCAAATGTGCCTGCGCCTACAGGTGGTTTAAATACTAGAGATTCTGAAAGTGCCATGGAGCCAACTGATGCGGTAATAATGGAAAACTGGTTTCCTGCTCAAGGTTCAGTTTCTACTCGCAAAGGCTTCACAGAATATGCTACTGGTTTAAGTGGCTACATTGAGACACTTATAGAATACAATGCTGGCACAACCCGCAAGTTTATTTGTTGCAACAGTAGCCAAATTAATGATATTACAAATCCTGCCTCAATAGTTAGTTTAGGCACTGGATTTACAAATGCTAGATGGCAATGGGCTAATTTTAACGCCTATGTTATCATGGTTAATGGCGCAGATACGCCACAAACCTTTGACGGCACTACTTTAGCAGCAAGTACAATTTCAGGAAGTGGACTAACTGTGAGCCAATTAGACGGAATTAATGTTCATAAAAACCGTGTTTATGTTTGGTCTTCTAATGCTCAAGATGTTTGGTATGGCGCAACAAATGCAATCGGTGGCACTTTTACCAAGTTTCAACTTTCTCGTGTAGCTCCTTTTGGTGGCAACCTTGTTTCAATGATGACCTGGAACTTAGACGGCGGTAATGGTGTTGATGATTATGCTGTCTTCCTAATGTCTTCTGGTGATGTTTTGTTGTATCAAGGTTCAGATCCTGCAACTTGGGCTTTGCTTGGAACTTATAAAATAGGTCGTCCAATCGCAATAAGAGGAGCTAAAAAGGTTGCTGGGGATATTATGATGATTACTGACCAAGATTTTGTTTTCTTTTCAGAAGTGTTTAAAAATGATGGCTCGGTAACTCAAAGAAGCAAATTGTCTGGAGCTGCCATTGCTGCTGTAAATTCCTATGCCTCAAATTACGGGTGGGAAGTTGTTTTGTATTCAAAAGGTGGATGGCTTTTAATTAATGTTCCAGTAGCTACCAATGCGACCTATGTGCAATATGTAATCAATACAATCACAGGTGCAGCCACTAAATTTACAGGCATGAATGCTGTTACTTGGGGCAATTACAACAACAATATTTATTTTGGTGGCAATGGTAAAGTTTACAAAGCTGATGATGGATATAGCGACAATTCTAATTACATTGTTTGCGATGTGCAAGCCGCTTACTCAAACCTAGGAAGCCCACAAGAAAAGACAATAAATGCTTTTAGAAATACAATTAAAGCTGATGGAACTGTAGCGATTAACACTTTTGTAAACTTCGACTACGGCAAGGGACAAACAAGCCAAAATATAAGCTCTACAGTAGCAAGCGGTTCTTTTTGGGATGTAAGTTTTTGGGATGTGGCAATGTGGAGTCCTGAAGGGCTTACAAGAAATGATTTAGTGTATTCGTCTGGACAAGGTGTTGATGTCGGAATGCGACTCAAGACCAGTTTAAATGGACAGCAATTGAATTGGTATAGAACGGATTACAGCGTAACTGTGAGCAATATTTTATAGGTAAAAAATGGGATTTAGTTTAAAGTCAATCACAAAGCCAATAGCAAGAGTGGGAAGCTTTGGAGCTTTGGGAAATAACTTTTTAGGAAGTGGCCGTAGTATTTTAGGTACTAAGGAAGCTATTTTCAACGACAATGGCACTATGGGTTTTTCTGGTGGTAGCGGCGCGGGAGCAAATGGTACTTATACGCCAGAACAAATCACTACTGCTAATTTATTTCAAAACTTAAGTCCTGAGCAACAAAAAGATTTACTTCTGAACAACCCCAACATTATCACCCCAGAAGGAGGGCAGTCTTACGATCCACTGACCAACACTGTCAAGCTTAATGAGAGCGATTTTACTAAAGCAGAAAGATTACGCCAAGAAGGGCTCGCAGCACAATTAAGTGGCTCTCTAAATGGTGATTTATCTAATAGCGGCCAAGCTATTCAAGAAGCTACTTTCAATCGTGGTAAAGCACAAATTGACCCTATTGTTAAACAACAAAGAAGAGATTTAGCAACACAATTAGCAGATCAAGGCATTCCTGCTGGCTCTGAAGGCTATAATCAAGCAATGAATCGCTTAGATGATTCAATTGCTCGTCAATACACAGATTTAAGTCAAGCTTCAATCCAGACAAGCGAAGCAGTAAGAAGTCAAAGATTTAATGAAATTGCCTCTCTTCTTGGTCGCTCTCAAGTCGGTGCTGGTGCTTCTTTCTCACAAAATTCAGGCTCTAATTTTAGCGGATTAGACTTATTTGGAGCTGAACAATCATCTTTGAATTTTAATAGAAACGCATCATTACAACAAAGTTTATTATCTAACCAACTTAAACAACAAAATAGAAATGCTCAGTATCAAGCTCTTGGTTCTCTAGGTGGTGCAGCAATTACTGGCGGTGCTACATATTTTAAGCCAACACCCTCAGACGCTAGCTTAAAAGAAAACATAAAAAAGATTGGAATTAGTGAAAAAGGTCTTGACATATATGAATTTGAATATAAAAATAAAGACTTAGGTGAAGGAGTGTACCAAGGTGTGATGGCGCAAGACTTACTAGAAAGTAAGCCAGAAGCCGTAATATCAGACAGCAGCGGTATCCTTAGCGTCGATTATTCTTTGATTGATGTTGATTTTAAGAGGATTCGTTAATGGCTGTTGACAGAAGCTTACTAGCGCAAGCACTATCCCAAGGACAAGCCAACCTACAAACTGGTCAAAACATCTCTAAATTTGCAATGGACTCTTCCAATTTTGGAAGTGGTCAAGCTAGAGGTGTTGGATTAGCCGCACAACTTGCAACTGCTGGCATTGGTGCTTTTACACAATACAGAGCGCAAAAAGATTTAAACGAGCAAGAGTTAGCCTCGCAACAACAATTTGCAAAACAATTTCCTCACTTAGCTGATATTGCTTCAACACTTTCTCCTGAGACTCGCCAAGCTTACACTTTAGAAACAATAAAGGCTTCTCTTAAAACAGCAGAACCGCAAAGTTCGTTTGGTAAACTAGCGGCTGATTACAAAGCTGGACTAATTGATGCTCCAACATATAAAGCGGCAGTTAAAAAAGAATCTTCTTTTGCTCCTGATTCTGCTGCAAGTGGTGGCGCAACTGGTGCAATTATTAATAATCTTAGAAGAGAAAATCCAAATTTATCTTACGCTCAAGCTTTGACACAAGCGCAAGGATTAGCTAGACAAGGTTTAGGTTATGATGCTTCTGGCAATGTTGCGCCTGTAGCTGGATTTATGGAATCACAACAAGCTGTTAAAGGCTCTGCAAAACAAGCTGAAAATCTAGCCGCAAAATCTTCTGAAAAATTAATTGAGTTAGGCGATAAAGCTGACGAGGCTAATATGACTCTAACCAACAACACTGATGCTAGAAAATTATTAGATAGTGGGGTTTATACTGGCTCTGGCGCAAATTACAAACTTGCATTAGGGAAAGGCTTACAAACTGCTGGAATTAGCTTAAATGATGATCCTATCGCAAATACAGAGGCATTCACAGCTTTAAGAGCGCAAGAAGTTGGAAGACAGATTAAACTATTTGGTGCTGGCACTGGATTATCTGATGCAGATAGAGAATATGCTACAAAAATGGCTGCTGGTCAAATAACTTTATCAGATAAATCAATTAGAAAGATATTAGATATTTCTGACAAATCTTCTAATAATGTGATTAACTTGTATAATAAAAAAGCAGGTAAGCTGCCTTCTCAAGTCCAGCAATATGCGCCTCAAGTTCCATCAAATAATCCTAAAGCCCCCGCTTCAGGTAAATTTACCTCTAGCAACGGCGTATCTTACGAGGTAAGCAACTAATGCCTACAGTAACTTTAGAAACAGGTCAAAAATTAACTTTTCCAGAAGGAACTACTTCGGATCAAATAAATTTTGCTGTCGATGAATTTGTTACAAAAAATGGTATTACCCCACAAGAAGCTCCACAAGCTCCCAAGACTACACAACCAGCCCAAGAGCCTCAATCTTTCCAAGAAAGAAACCAAGTTATAGGCTCTAATTTCTCAAGAGGAGCTATGAAGGGCTTAGGAAATGCTGCAATTGGTGGCGTGCAAGCTGCAACTGACCTTGGTGAAAGTACCGCAAAACTAATAGAAAGAATTTACTTTGGTGATAATGTTGGTCAACAGAATTTTGGCGATAGATTAGCTGGTGCAGTTAAAAAAAGAAAAGCAAAACAAGCTCAACTTCCTATGTCTGAAAGAGTTGGCATATTTCTTGGTGAAGTAGCCCCTACAATTGCGGCAGGAGCTGGAACTGGTGCGAGAGTTGCCGCCGCTACAGGCTCAAAAATTGCTGGCATAGCCACAAGTGGCGCAATAGGCGGAGCTACTTCTAGTGGCGTCTCAATGCAAGAACAAGCTGGCTTAGGAAATAGAGCCGTAGAAACAGCAAAAGGAACTGTTGTTGGTGCTGGATTTGGTACTGCGCTTGGTGTTGGTGGAATGCTTGTTGGCGCAATTGGAAATGCTGGAGCTAAATTAGGACAAGATATTATTAATGGATTTAAAGCCAGACCAGCTGAAGCCATTGCAGGATTTACAAACAAGCCGATTGAAACATTAGATGCTGTTGGTTCTGCCATTAAAGATAAATCTTCTGCTATTTATAAAGCAATGCAAGAATCTAATTCAACCCTAACTCCCCAAGCTACAAAAAAGGTATTTAGTGGTATTGATTCTGCTCTTTCTGAGTCTGGGATCATGAATAAGAGGTTACACGGCGATACATTAGGGATCGTATCAGATTTAAAGAAAGTAGCAAAAGAAAAAAGTGGTAATGTCAGTATTGAAGAGCTAGACCAATACAGACAACTTTTAGGTGATGTTGTAAAGAAGAATACTGATGTTGGTGGAAAGCTCAATGCTGATGCTTTCAAAGCTAATATAGCTATCAACAAACTTGATGATGTCGTAGAAAATTTGAAGCCTGAATTAATTTCTGGTGGCAAAGAATCTGTTAACCTTTTAAATCAAGCTCGTGGAGAATGGCAAAGATACCGCAAGTTTGATGCAATCACAAGCATTGTGAAGAAGGCTGATGGCGATCCGAATCGCATTAAAACTTTGATGCAGAACTTTGTGAATAATCCAAAGAACCTTCGTGGCTTCTCGGATGCTGAAAAATCGGCTCTTAAAAACGCTTCAAGAAATTCAACTGGTGAAGGTTTACTAAAAGCGGTGGGTAAATTCGGTTTTGATTTAGGAAGCGGAAGAAATATCGGAAATGCAGCTTTACCAGTAGGATCAATCTTAGTTGGTGGGGGAACTGGTGGGATGTTAGCCACAGTAGGAACAGTTGCAAGACAAGCTCAAAAACTATCTGCAAGGGGTAAAGTCGAAGATGTCCTAAAGCTTATTCAAGGACAAGAACCTCAAGTTGCAAGCAAAGCAATTCA